GGGTAGACCGCTCGCTAGAGTAAAAACCGAATCTCATACTGGTTACGGGTTCGGGATGTACTGCCCGATGTTCATGTTGCCAACTTCACCTTGCAGATAACTGTTCGCAGCCGCTCCGCTACCGCCTCCGAGCCCTCCAAGAAGGCTGCTCAGGCCCCCCGTTCCCGCGGACATTCCAGCGCCTATGACACCGTTGAGCAACGACGCCCACATGTTCGCCTGCTGCTGTTGCAACTGCGACGCCATCGCGGTGTCGTACTGTGCCGACTGATTGTACTGCCCAAAGATGTTCGAGTAGTCTCCGGCGGCCGACTGCGAAGCGTTCTGACCGCCCGAGAGAGCGGCGGTGAGCATTTGCATCGTCTGTGAGTCGAGCGCGCTCGCCGCACCTTGGAGACCCGTAGCGCCTTGCGTCATCGCGCCCTGATTCTGAGCGGCGAGGTTGGAGCCCAACTGCGCCGTTCCCATGACGTCGTTGAACTGCATCTGATTGAGAGACCCCGCTTGGTTGGGCATCGACGCGCCGAACTGATTCATCATCGAGTTGTTCATCTGCTGATTCTGAACCTGGTTGTTGTTCATCGCGTTGTTGATGACGGCGGGAGAGAGCCCGTGCTGCATCTCTTGGGAGTAGTATTGCTGAAGCCCAGGATAGGACTGTGCGAGGTTTGTACCCTGCGGGTTGAGGAGATACTGAAAGACTTGAGAGTTCAACTGAGGCATGTTGAAGCCCGACGTGAGCCCCTGTAGAATGGGGTTCAAGTTCTGCATCGCCTGGTTCGCGCCCGCGGTCGCTTGACCTGCGGCGTTCGTTTCAGTCTGCGCCGGGTTGCCCACTATGTACTCCTGTTGTTCACGACGTCTTCGCCCTCGTACTGCGCTCGTGAGAGCGCGTAGACGACCGTTGTCGGCTTCAGTATTGTACTCTCAAAGAGTTTACGCATCGCCATGTTCTCGTAAATACATTGCGCGAAGACCATCTGGATGCGCTTGTCCGAGACCGCGTACTCCTGAAACTCCTCCATGAGGTCCTTCATCGCTTGTACGCCCTTGCCCGAGCGCAGACAGAGGAGGTCCGAAAGGTAGACGACGGAGTGATCTGGCGAAACCGTGAACCCCAGGGCTGCATAGAGCAACTCGTCCTCGTCTCCCTTTCCCACCCACGAGGTCGGAGGAATGAACTGTTGCACCTTCCAACGCTTCACATACCCCGCGATGAGGGCTTGAAGTTGTGGGTTGTCTTGCGCCAGCGGTCGTGTCCACATTACAGTCCCTTCAAGATGTTGACGCCGTCGTAGAGAGGCTTCGGAGTTCCTGGGGGTTGTGGAGTCTGAACGGCTGCGGAGAACGCGCCGATCGGTCCCTGGAGTTCACCGAAGATTCCTCCCATCCCGCCGTAGATGGATGAGAGAAGTTGGTCGGGGTTGACGTCCTTACCTGAGACGGCTGCGTTGAGGAACGCCTTACGAATGGCGGGAGAGTACACTAGAACAGGCCGCCTTGCTTACTGGGAGCCGCTTGATTGCTCAGGGCTCCTCCCGCTGCGTTCCCACCACTTCCAACCGCATTACCGCTGCTTCCTAGCATGGCGTTGTACGGGGCGTACATTTGAGGGTTCTGCGCCCGAGCCACGGGCTGTGGATAGACTCCGTTCATACCGAGAAGGGACATGAGCATGGGGTTCCCAAAAAGGCCGCTGGAGGCCCCTGTAGAAGTTGCTCCTGTGTTTCCACCCGCTGACCCCGTTGTAGTCGCTCCTGCGCCCGCGGAGGCCCCATTACCCCCCATTCCAAGGAGGTATGGAAGGATGGATGCGTAGGGAAGAGAGGCTGTGCCCGGGAGGGCAGACGCGAGGGAGTTCGTCCCACCTCCTGAGATTGGGGAGGCCGTCGACGTCGGGGTTGAAGTTCCTTGTACTGGATTTCCCATGTTGACTCGATTCTATCAGGATTATGCTGGGGTGACGAGGTCTGCTCCGACGGAGACGATGATGGACCCCCCCGGGGGAAGGTTCCCTATCCACGAAAACGTGACGTTGACGATGAAGGCAATCACGGTGATGCCGGGGCCAAGTACCGACGCGGCGATCGCCGTCTCGGGAGAGATGCTCGTTCGCATGAACGGTGTAACTGAGACACTCCCCAGTCCGACCCCTGGGGGGAGGACAATCGTCGGTGCGCGGGGCATGAAGTTGAGAACGGAGGAGGGAGAGTACGGAACAGGAATACCCGAGAGGTTGACGGTGACGGTCGTTGAGGAGACTTGGAAAAGGTTCGTTGTCGAGAGTTTGACACTCCCACTTCCCGAGCCGAGATGCGTAATCGCTCCCACGGCGTTGCCGGGCGTACCCTGAACCTGCGCTGTGGGGAGTGACGCGATGGAAGGCGTTCGTAGTCCTCCCCCCGGAGTAAACATCGGGCGGACACGCTGCGGCGTGACCTGCGAAGTTGCGGGAATCGCCATGCTAACCCTTCACGTTGAGCCAGCGTTTCGGATAGCCGTAGAGCACGACGCGATCGACGCTCGTCTCCGCCGAGGTCCCGGTGAAGGTGACGTTGAGTTGCGACGTGAAGCCGCACAACGCCGGGGGCAACGACGCCATCTGCCGAGGACCTCCCGTAAGTGGGAACGACTGCGTGTTCGTAATGACGCCCGTCCCAGCGTTGACGTTGATAACGACGTTCGCCGTTCCCGCGGCCTGCGCCGGAGCGAGCAGCGCAACGTGTCGATACTGTTTCGTCCAGTCGGGGGCGTCAGAGTCGGAGATGCCTGTGAGGAACGAGGAGTTGATGGGACTTCCAAGATCAGTCTCTGCCGAAAACCATTGCACGACGGGCTGTCCCGAGCCGTTGTCGGTGATGACCTCTCCGTGGGATTCAAGATCGAACGCCGCCGACGAACACGCCCACCCTAACTCAAACCACGATTGCATCGGGACATTGAAGCCGAGCGTGATGCCTTGCGTAGGAAAGGAGAGAAGGAAGTTTCGCTGATGGAAGAAGCCAACAGCCGCTGCGTAGTCTACCTCGGAGAACGAGTCGAGAATCGCCTTCACGCTGCACTTGCTCTGCGTCATGTCGGAGATGTTGTTTGGTGCGGAGGACCCGTCGAAGGTCCAGACGATACCTTCAGGTGAGAGCCAGAAGAGCAGCCCGTAACCGACCTTGATGGACTGCTTACCTGCAGCGCCAATGTTGAAGAGCGGAATGGGAACGTAGTCGGACTGCGAAGAGCCGACGATGCCCCACGCCGTCTTACGCTTGAGGACGACGAGCATGGAGGAGAGTGCCGCGCCCCCAACGATGTTGTCCTCGCCCGTGTTCTCACCAACGGGTATGACCTGGTTCGTGTTGTCAAACCCCCATGGCTGCTCGTACAACGAGTACCACACGTCGGAGAGCGTGTAGTTCGTCGTCGTGTAGTTGCCGAGGCCCCATACACGGTCCTGATAGGTGACGATGTCCTGGAAGAGTGCGGGAGGGTCACGATGCGGAACAAGCGTTTGTCCGGTGATCGCGTTGTCAGCCGTCGTGTCGGTATACGTTGTCGTCGTGTCGTCGGTGATTGTGTCGATCAACTGAAACTGAGACTGCGACCCGCCAATCCGGTAGATATTCCGTTGCGTTACTTGGGGGTCCGTCGAGACAGGGATGTTCGTAAGGACGATCTCGTTCTGAACGCTTCCCCCGGAAATGAGTGCCGCCGTCGTCGGCGAGATGACTCCCGACGAGCCGGAGGTTTGTATGTACGTTCCGTAGTAGTAGACGTCATTCTTCACTGTAGGGTCTTGTAGTGTCAGTACCGTTGACGTTCCCGTTGCGGTGAGGAACGGAGGAGGGTTGATGAACGATCGGGCGGAGAAGTAGTTTGTAAGCGCCGTAACGAGTGCCGCGATGATCGACGCAAGCGTGTCCCCCCCGACAGCGGTGTACGAGACCTGGCCGCCCGACCCAAAGTATTCCGTCGTGTACCAGTAAATCGTAATGACGTCTCCCGTCCTCGGGGTTCCGGAGAACGTCAGTCCGCCCGTCGAGGCGGTGTTGTTCAGGGTGAGGAAACTCGTTACCGTTCCAGCGGACGATTCCATGATGGAGTTGCCGAAGGTGACAAGGTATGCGTACGCGCCACCAGAGGTAAGAAGCCCCCCCGTCCCCGGAGTTAGCGTTGGAGCTGTCGTTGGCGCTACGATACCCCAGTTCGTCAGAGTGCCGGAAGCGTCGATTTTGATAGGAGTGTCAACGCCGTCTGTGAAGAAAACCCATTGGCGAGACGAGCAGAACTTTGAGGTAAGCGGCGACGTCGTGAGCCCCAAGTCAACAGTTGCGAACGTACCCCCTGACTGGAAGAGGTAGATGTAACCGTTTGCTGTGAAGACAAGCCAGTAGGGTGTCGTCGGCGTTGTATAGAACTTGTAGAAGTCGCCGACGGCTGCCGCAGGAAGCGTGTGTATTCCGGTGAAGGCAACGCGCCCGCGGGCTGTTACATAACTGTTGTACTGCCTGTTTGGTACGACGTTGAGTAGACTGACGGCGTGCTGCCCGTCGACGTAGTAGGGGTCCGTCGTTGCGTCCATTCCAACGAACGGACCTGCGGTGAGAAGGGGTTTCTCCTGAGCGTTAAAGGCCACTAGCCGTCATCCTAGCATCCACCGAACGGACCCGTGTAGAGAATCCGGTACGGGTAGACGTAGGTGCGGCGGGGTTTGTTACGAACGAGGTTACGCTTCCACGAGATGCAGTCCTTCAGACATTTCTCAAAGTGCCCTTCGGCGTCGTTTGCCTGGCTGTCGTCACCGTCGGCCTTGTGCATGAGTGCCATTGTCTTCCAACCGATGGCTTCGAGGAAGAGAAGCGGCATGTCAGAAACCGTTCCTGCGCCTGCGGCACCTCCCGCTATGATCGTAACGGGAAGTGGAATGTAGTCCATCTGCGCCGTGTAGATGGCTACGGGAGCCGGAACGAAACCGATGCAACCGCCGCGAAGATAGAACATCGGGCGCTGCCTAGCGTAATACGGCAGCCCCCCAGGGACGGGGTTGGCTTGATCGTTTGGAAGCGGGTACACAGAAGGCGCTGCAACTTGCCATTGCGGTTGGAGCGTCGAAGAGGACTGATCGAAGTATTCGATCTGCTCCCCCTGCAACGCGGGAATGTCGGTGGGGTAGAGTAACTGCCCCGCGAGATACACACGCAGAATGCACATGATTTCGGGGAGTGCGTACTCTTGCTGCTTCGCAATCGTAGACGTGGTTGCCGTCGCCTCGGGCCAGTCGACGCGCATACCCACCGCTCGAATAGCGGGGTTCATCTCCGTGAGAATATCCGCCGAACTCCACCGACCCCCCGTCGAGGGTTCAGAGGTGTTCACGCGGATAAAGGCCTCGATGTCGCCGCCTGTCATACCCTTATCCTACCAGGGCTTGCGGCCCTAGTCGACGGCGAAGCAGCGAAGGTTACAGTTTGGAAGGACGGCTGTACCTGAAACCCCCGCGGTTACGACGATAACGCGGATAGCGGTGAGAGGGGCTTTGACGAGGAGGGCGTCGGTGACGTTCTCCGTCGAGAGGAGCCCAGCAATGGTGCCAATCATCGTCTGTGCGGTGTTCGTTCCGTAGAGAGGATTTGCCCAAACGATCGCGTCGCTTACCGTTTCCGTTGCAGGCGCGGGAAGAGGAAACCAGTTGAACTCCGTCGCGGCGATCTTCGCTCCGTTGACAAGGGCTCCCGTTGTGAGCGGGTCGACGGTGCCAAGAACGTAAGCGATGACTTGCCCGGAGAGCGAACCCCACGTTCCCACGGGTTGAATGAGCCAGTCGCCAAACGCCATCGCCTCGGGCCACAGAATAGGACCCGTGTCGTTGGAGCCGAGAGTTAGCGTCGAGCCCGGGTTGGCAACGATGTTGGAGGCAAAAAGGAGTTTGCCTCCAGAACTACCGACTCGGCTCTGTCCTGCTCCGCCTGCCATCTAAGTAGTTCCTAGAACGACAGGACGCCGGAGGTGTTGAACAGCGGCTTTGACGGGTTAGGGTCGACGTACTTGCCAATGACCGTCACCTTAAGCGTCCCCGCTGCCGAACCGTTTGTGAGGGTACGGACGGTGAGCGGGAGCGTTGTTGGGTAGATGCCGTCGAAGTTCGTCGCTTGGAAGCGTTGAACGGTATTCGTCGTCATCGTGAGAGCGGCGTCGGTGATGACCTTGTTACCGGAGACAGCGATTGTATCGGCGGCCGTTGCTGCACCTTCTGCTCCAACGCCTGCGACAACATTCACGGAGCACGTTCCTGCAACCGACCCCGTCAACGCCGTAGCGATGTAGAAGATTTTGAAGTTGCAGGGAACGGGAATCGTTGCCTGAATCGCCGTGGTCGCCTGTGTAAACGCAAGCGTAATCGGGTCGAAGGACAACGCCGTGAGCGTGTCGAAGTCGATCTCTTTGGGGCGGTGGTTCTTACCTGCGGTTGACACGGGCTAAGAACCCTGACTTCCGTACGCTCCCCGCCAGTCGAGGTTCCCGTATCCGACGCGGAACTGAATGGAGTGGAACATGTTCTCCGTTGCAGGCTCCTGCCAAGTGCGCTGGCGGTCCTTCACCTGGAAGGTGTAGAACATCGAGTGCGTATCGCCCTCGACGTCGCCCTTGCCAGCGAAGACCATCCATGCGGTTGGGAGGGTAATCCAGCGAGAGACCATGAGTTTGACGGAGTCCGCGACGACGTTGGGACGGTTCTCGTCCGAGTACGGATAGCCCTTGGAGCCGAGGATTTCCTCGGCGACTTGGGAGAGACCCGTTCCGACGAGCAGCGTCTTGGGTGTACGGTAGGTTGCGAGGTTCTGATCGTCGACCGTGAGGTTCATGTTGAGGTAGGCTGCGTGCAGCGCCTCAACCGAGAGGGCGGTCGTCCCGCCGGAGTTACTTACCGTGACCGACGGTATCGCCTGAAGCGGATGGGCCGTCGAGAAGAGCGGCACGCCGTCGTAGCCGTTGACTGTGAATGACAGATTCGGAATCTGCCAGATCACCTGCTCCTCGGTGATTTGTGCCGAGTAGGCGAGGAACTTCGGTGCGTGTGAGAGCAACGCTTTGGGGTCGTACTCCATCGCCTTCTTCGTCACGGCGTAGCCAAGCGCGTAGTCGATGAGGTTGAAGGTCTGCGACTCACCCTCAGCGATTTGCTGAATGGTCGGTTGCGTTCCTTCGGGCATGATCTGCGCCAGCGTGAGGCCGCGTACTGCAAGGAAGGTCAGGAAGCCACGCTGCGGGTCGTTCCCGTAATCGTTGAAGAGTTCGGGATACTGCGGCTTCGTTTCCTCGATGGTCTTGGAGTAGACCTTCGTGATGATCTTGGACGCACTTTGAAATGCGTTGTTGCTGAAGAAAAGTCCTGATGGCATGAGTGTTGTCTACTCCCTAGATGCCTAGCGTGCTGGCGATGAACTCGACGATGAGCCGACCGCCGCTGTCGGTTCCGATGACGCCGAGGCCAGGCCCCTGCGCGATGCCGACGACGGTAGCGACGGCGTTGGGCGAGGAAGCGTTCGTGACGTACCACGGGTTGCCTGCACCCGCCCACTTCAGGCCCACCGACGTCCCGACGAGGGACTGGGTGAGTGCAACGCTCGTGTCGAGTGAGAACTCGAACCGAGCGCCGTTATGGAAGGCGGCGAAGTGCATGTTTAGCGGCTCGCCTGGGACGAGCGCCGTATTCGTATTCGTGTAGGTGCCGAACGGTGTGTTGTACGGCGTTGCTCCCGAAGCAGGCGGTGCGTAGACCGCTCCGCTCGCGTGCAGAGCAAGCCCTGCGAGTGCGCTCGCCGGGTTCGTCGCTCCGGTATTTACATACCCCGACGCCATGATGAGCACATCACCGTCGTTAACGGTATCGCCTGACGTGACGGGGATAGAAAGGACGTCGACGTTCGAGTAAGGCTCGTAGCCGGGTGCGAGCGTCGGGTAGGCGATTGCGATTGTGGCAGCCAAGGTAGTTCTCCTAGAAGGACGTTACGGGCGTAGCGGTGAGATGAGTCTGAATCGGGATACCGACCTTGTCGGCAGCCTCCCGTTGGAGGGCTTGAGCGCGACGCGCGAGTTGCAGAGTGCCCTGCCACGCAGCGTCTTCATAGTGAGCCTTGTAGTATTCCTCGGCGTACTCGACGAGGATGTGGTTCTCCCACTCGACCTGACCGCCTCCAACGCCGTCTTGCGTTGCGATGGCGTAGGGCGTGTCGTCTTTGATTTCCTCGGGACGAATAACGCGGTAGACCCCTTGACGGCACTTGCCCTGGGTGGCGTTGCTTTTGATCGGCCAGCCATAATGCTTCTTAGGGTCGACGTTCTTGAGCAACTTTTCAGGCTGTCCAAGGAACTCGTGCGGGTCGTTATATCCGAAGGAGACGTCCTTAAGTTGTTTGAGATTGAGGGTCTTACCCCCCGGAATCGAAACGACGGCGTCTTCGGGGACACCGATGTTCTTGGGAGGGGCGGTCATTCCTGGGGTACTAAAAGCCATGTAGTGTCCTTATCTCAGATAGGTGGCGGCCTGTCAAGGGAACGCTTGCTTATAGGATAACAAAAGGGCCTCCATCAAGGAAGCCCTTTCGCTCGGCCTGATCGCGCGGGGTACGGTTTAGATGTCTGTAGGGCAGTATGGAACGCCAAGGAGGAGTTGAACCCACTCGTATCCATTCCAGTAGTAGCAGATTCCACCGTCGACGTTTGACCAGTAGAGGTATCGAGTACCTGCCCAGCGACTTTGATGGCCGCCGAAGTAGCCGTACCCCTCAGGCTCCCGACGATAGACGGGCTGCGTTCCGCGGTAGCCGCCGCGTGCCCCTGAGTACCCGCGATCGGAGCCGCGGCTGGAGCCGTGCCCGGGGTGGGCGAGGGCTGGAATGAGAAGCAGGGCTACAGCGAGGACCGTACCTGCGAGGGTTTTGAGGATGTTCACAGTTTCTATTCTACTCCCTTTACAGAAGAGCGGATATGTCGGCGTCGGAGAGCCCTGCCTCGCGTCCCATCTGGATTGTAAGGCGGTCCTCCTCCGTCTTTGGAGTGAGAGTCGTCGATGCGGGGGTCGCGCGTCCGGCGGCTCCGCTGTAGTTCGGAGGAATCTCCGGTGGAGAGAAGGTTTGCGCCGCGGCCGGAGCGTTAGCGGGAGCCGCCGGAGCAGCAACCGCAGGCGCGGCGGGGGCTTTGCCCTTCGCAATGAGACGATCGAGAGCGCGGCCCTTCGCCTGCTCAAAGAAGGTCGTGCAGGCCTCGTTGACCTGTGTCGTCGTCATGTTCTCGGCGTTCTGTGGATTGGCGCGCAAACGAGCCTCCCCCTCGGCGACGAGTGCCTCGAAGTCTTTCTTCACGGCCTTATAGAGAGTGGGGTTTGAGGCTTCTACGTCGCTCTTGAACTTGTCGACGGTCGACTGCAAGACACCGCCTTGAAGGGGGCCGACGCGCTGATCGGTGTATTGACGAGACGCTCCGGCTCCGAGTTCGGCTGCGAAGAGGAAAGCGTCGGCGACTGCATTGGGGTCGTTCGAGGTCAGGCGCTTCATCACCTCGGCGCGGAGTTTGTTGCGGGCCTCTTCGGCGGGCGTTGCTGGAGCGGCGGGAGGAGCGAAGGCGGGTGTAGGAGGTGCCTGCTCAAAGTGCTGTGGAGGGCGAGAGCGCAGTTCCTCGTTCTCACGACGCAAACGCTCCGTCTCATCTTCAGCAGGAGGCTCATCAGGAACGAGATCGTCGATCGAGAACGCCGCGGGAGGCTTACTCGGAGGAGTTACTTCGGGGGGAGCGACGGGAGGGTCGGGGTTGAACGACTCGAAACCATCGTTCGGGGGATTCTCAAACGTCGTCATAAGGGTCCTGTGGAGTCCTTTCTAGGAAGGGGTTACTCGAAGTTGATGTCGAAATCGGGGGGGTGATTGAGGTCGACAGCGCGGTAGAGGTCGTCGACGAGGTTCTTGTACGCGCGCAACTTCGCTTGAGCGGCGCGTAGATCGAGGACAGTTTCGGAGTTCGCGGGGGTTCCTCCGAGAAGTCGACTCCGTTCCAGTTTAGCCTCCTTGCAGAGGTATTGCAACACAACCCCCCACGCATGAGAGTGCAGCATCCGAGCCACCTCAAACTTCTCTTCCCCTTCGAGCGTCCTTCCGAGAGCCACTAGCCCATCATCCCTCCCCCGCCTTGCGGGGGTTGAGGTTGCTGCTGTTGCTGCTGCCCGCCAGGCTTGCCCTGCTGTCCGGGCTGACCCTGCTGCTGTCCGTGCGCGGCCATAAAGGCTTGCACCTGCTGCATCATCTGCTGCTGCTGTTGAGCCTGCTGCGCCTCTTCTTGCGTACCGATGAGGGCTTGCACGTCGGGGCGGTTGTGCTCTTCAAGCATCATCTGCGTCACGTTGTAGACGTGAATCTGATTGCTCATCACGAGCGGGTTCCGCATCAGGAGCGTGTAAAGAATCATCATGTCTGATGCGCGGCTCACCCGATCGAGCGGACCTCCGGCTCCGATGATGTCGATGTCGAGGTCCTCGGCGAGCATCTTCTTCGGTAGGACAAGTTTCTGCGGAACGCCCTGCTGAACCATCGTGACGGCGCTCTCCTCGGGGCCGTACTGTAGTTTGAGTTGAACGATCTGATACGCGACCTGTCGCATCGACTCGCGCAGACGGTTCGCAATCAAGTCGAGCCGAATGCCTGCGGACTGCATCTGTGACTGCACTTCGCGCGCAGAGCGCCTCCCTGAAGATTGCCCCCCCATCATTGGAGAGTTCAGGCCAACCATCGTCATCGCACGTTCGTACAGCCAACTCTGTTCCTGCCACGTTGAGAGAGGGACTTCAGGGGTTGAGAGGTAAGCAACGGCTTCGCCGACAGGCCCGTCAACCTCCCATTCGGAGTCGGGGCCGCTACGGTTATCCTGGGTGTTCAGCGTCGCGCCGCGTTGGATGACGCGAGTCGGAGAGATTGAGCGGTCGATCGCGTCGTTCTTCTGATTCTCCTTCGTGTTCATCTCTGTCTGCAACGTAAGCAAGCGACCTGGAATGGAGAAACCGTAGAAGACTTGATCTCGGGGCAGCCCGGTAAACGCACCGTACGGTCTACGACCGTGCCAGTAGGCGTACGGCGTATAGCCAAGACAGCGCCGTGAGGACTCGTGGACCCAAAAGATGTTCTCTTCAGGGATGCCGTCGTTGTCCATGTCGTACTGATCGGTGTGGACCTGCCACAGTTTCAAGGGGCCGCGCTGGCGGCGGTATGGGGCGAAGTTCGTCGTACCGCCGGAAATCGTGATCTGCTCGTCCGCGGTGATGGGGACGGAGCCTTGAGAATCCTCGGGGCGCTCGTCGAGCCCTTCCGTCTTGTACGCGAGAGCCTTCTCCGTTTCGTCAGCCCACAGTTCTCCGCTCTTCACCATCGCCCACAACTCCGCCTCTGCGGGACGGATAACGCGAGCGCAGCCAAGGGCGGTGTCGATCGAACGCGCCCACGAGGGGAAGACGACGAACTCTTTGAGAGGAATGTTCGTCAGTTCGACGTCGTCATACTCAACGTCCGTCACCATCTTGATGACCTTCTCAGACATTGGCGCGTTCGTTGCGGGGTCAATGACAGGAAGGTTCGTCTCGGGGTCCATCTTCT